TTTTTTCTTAATATTCTTTCACAACAGCATTCTCACTTATTAATCAGCAAAAATTGTACTTATGTACAAGATAATCTTAGTGGAAACAAACCTGGTTCATAACAATTCTAACCTTAATTTAATTTATTCCAGAAGGAAACATGATTATTAATCCAACAATACGATTGAGAAATTTTTCTTCCGCAACTGTCGTATTTTTGAGGAAATCTAACTTTACTAGGTGTTGATCAGCATTCGTGCAACATTTTTCAATTAAATGGTTCTTGCAGATAATTTGAAAATCCGGCATTTGTTGTTTTAACTGACTCCAAGTCTTCTTTGTCTCAACTGCTACTAATATCAAATCTATCTTTATTAAGTCATTATAGACTTTGTTCACACGGCCTTTAGACGATAAAATAAAATGCTGTTTCAACTCAGTCAAAGCTTCCCCTGACTGTAGCTCGTTGATCAATTTTCTGATGTAATTTCTTCCATCTGTCAGATATCTCTTGATCCGAGAGTAAATAGTCAAATCTTTATACTTTGGTATGTAATAGCGATGGTAGAAAGCATTCTCAATCAATGGAAAACCTAATTTAAAATAACTTAAATGCAAATCTCTCGTGTAGATCTTTTCAATATAACTGAACCAGTAAGGGATTGCAATAATTTGTCGCCTCATTGCTGTTATCAGGTATCCGTCCAAGGCCTCATCTGGTATGATTATAGTAACTCCCTGTTCTCGAGGCAATTCTGCTACCAAATACCACTCTGATGTCCTTGCACTAGAACTAAATGGTTTCTTCAGATCAATCTTCATATAATAATTTATTAACCTAGAAATGATGAATTTAGTACCTGGAACATCAAATAGAAAAATCTTAAGTATCAGAACTTTGGGTAAATGGCCTAAATACAATTGAATCAAGTTAAGAATAACTTCATAAAGTGGTACTCTAGAGAAGTTTCCAGGCGTTTCAGCATCCATGGTCAAGAGATCAATATCCTTAGGTAAAAGAGATTTTACCAAACCAATCCATCTAGGGTCTGTAATGTCTGTAATTTGACTCGACAAATTATTCAGTATAATTTGTCCTGAATCAAGGCGCTCATTCAGATAGGGGGTCCCATACAACATTCGAGGAATCACTCTTCCACTAAGAATCTCTGTTTCTATTTGGGTTGTAGATGCTAATGTATTAAAAAATAGAAATTTAACATCCTGAGTCATTAATAAATATCTAGCTCCACCGCCCTCACCTTCTGCTAGACAAACTATGCTATTAAATTTTCTCTTTGGCAGGATATCTGACAATTTATAATGCATGGATGAGACTACCCCTGTAAAACGACAATAATCATTTGACTCTGGAGCTCTCTGTAGGCTCTGTTTGAATTGATGTAAGAAATCATTTAAAACAACTTGATCATTAGCTTTTTGTTTCTTTGATTTAAAATGCAAACAGGCTGATGAGATATTGCTACATTGTACTATAAGGATTCGGCTAAATGCTGTTAATTTCTCTTCTTCTGGAATGTCCTTATAATTAAGTTTGCCGAGAACAGATTTTGTAATTCTCAAAGAGGGATGCTGCTCGTTAAAGTTCCTTTCTCTAAGTGAACTTATTCCTTTATTTGTGAAATATGAATCAGAAGTCTCTTTAACAACAAAGTTAGATTTGACTGATATAGAGTTTATACTACTAGACTTCACTTTATCTAACCGTGTATTAGACGTAATATATTGGGTTTGATTCTTTCGATGCCAGTCGTCATCTGAACCAACAGTGGTCAATCTTTCTTTGTGTGATTCACTTGAATTGCAAATATTCTCAGGGTTCGATTGATCAGGAATAATAATATCTGTAGTTACTCCCCCTGTTGTGCTCACCGAAGTCTGATCAATAGCTCCCTCTGAATGATTGATCACTCTTCGATCACTTGGTGATAAATACCTGTTTTGTTTCCTTTTAGAATAATATTCAGCTTGATTTACATCATGTTTTTTATTTCTCCAAAAATTTGCTGAAGCATAATAGTGATTTGACTGAGTGGATCTTGCTGGATATATCCACAATTTATTGCAGATACTATCTATTAATTCTTTATTAGGTCTTTTACGTAAACTGTATCCTGTTAAAATTAAGTATAGCCTTGTGAGATATTTCACTATGGGTAACAACTGTTGACCTTCACTGGGAAAGTACATCCAAACAGGCATATCCTTTTGGTTATTGTTTATTATTCCTATAAAATTATCTGTAAAGTAATGCAATGATGCTAACAGGAATAAACGAACTGAATCAGAAACTCCCTTTTCACCGGCAGCCCCTCCCAATAACAATGTAATCAAGGGGAGCGGTTTTGCAAGCCGTTGAATCACCAGCTCATGCTTAAATGTTCCTTGTAAGATTCTCAAAGACCTATGGGAAAAATTTTGCACCGATGATCTCAATTGAAAGAAGAGACCATTCTTATCTTGATACTTTCTCAAATCATTAAACGGGACAATTAATTGGAGTAACCAAGCTCCAAAGGAATAAAATAGACCATCTAATGGAAAGATCAAGAACTGTGTCACAAAACTCTTTGTTACTCCAGTAGAAATAGGATCTGTACTCCCTGATGACTGATCATATATAATGCTGGTCATGATTGTGTTGGCCAAAGTCCATGATGAAGTTGTGATGAATGCATAAGAATTAATATCGCTCCTATTCAGATCAAGAGATAATGCAGCAGGGTTAAGCTCTTTTGTTCTACCTTTAATTCCACTAGATAAGGGGTCTGGATCATAAATCAACTCATTTTCCTTGTATTTACTCAGATCGACTGAAAGAGGTTTTGAGAAGCTTAAGTATTGGGCAGGCACATTTCGTGTACAACACTGGTTTAAATATAGTCTCATCTTCTTCACTGGTTCCGATGGGGCACTATCTGTTGCATATCTTATGTCCATTATGGCTACCCCACAATTAATAGCATTTTGAAAGATAATATTGCTATCAATAGCTGCTTGTCCTCCTCCTGCAAATTTTCCTAGTGTATTTGTTGAAATGATCATCCGGGTGGATGAATTGCTCATTCTATTAGCCATGAATGAATGTTGTCCATACTGATCATTGTACCTATGAACAATATTTCCTGAATAATGTGTTGGAAGGAAGTTTCTAAGCGTTTCCAAAGGCAAATTTATTCTTGCTTTGACAAATGGCTCAATAAAATCTTCTTTTCCATTAAGGCCTTGGGTGACCCACAACATACGAGAAACAATCTCCACAGTTTCTTTAAAGGCAGCTGAAGGACAATTTACTTTGTAAGGTGGGTGTCCTATCTTATCTTCAGTTCTAGACCCTATATATGGAGCATGATTGCCGATGGTCCAGCTCAATCGATCAGCGTTGGGATGTGCCTGTACAATAGTCTTGTCTAGTGCACAACTTATATACTCTTCCATTTTACAAATTTTCTCAGGCTTGACGTTTTCTTTTGCGGCATAATTGTACAATGTCTGATCATACTTCTCCCAGTGAGCAGTAAACTGTTCAAGAATGCAAGGAAGTGTCGCACCTATTAATTTCTTGCCTTGCAGGACATCATCCCAAGAGTAAGCTCTCAAGAGGTCAGCTATATCTACAGTACAATGTAAAGTGTCCAATGAATCAGATAGATCTTCATCAAAATTATCGAGATATGAAAACCAATGTCGCCAACGCTTCTTTGTTAGATCTCGTAATTTCATAATCATTGTTCCATCTGCTGATAGATTTAAAGTTTTTGAAGCTAAGAGAGTTCTTGTTCCCTCTAAATATCCTAACACTTGCAAGCGTTTCCCACTGGGTGTTCTAGAGAAAATATCTGCGGCAAACCTACTCATCACAGGGATTGAAGACAATAACCACTTGCATACCTCCTTATCTTCGATATCTGCACCAATGTGGAACAAGCTATTTATTACTCTATTTTGAGATGTTAACGTGATGTTTTGCCGCACTATTTGTCGTAGGTACGTGGTTATATCTCGAGAACCAGGAACATTGAGTCCCAAAGGATTCATTACAAAATCAGACTCATCCGCTTGCCCTGGGATCTTCGCTATTAGAATTGTAAATAAGCTATCCTGCCCAAGCATCATTAAGCTATGACGTAATTGATAAAGACCTGATGTTAATGGATCACTTATATTTCGATAAAAGATCTTCTCAGGGTTTAAGAATGATAAGCCGCCCAATACTTGAGGGGTTATCAATGCCAGGACTTTCTCATTGTAAGTTAAAGGCTTTCCTAAACTGACAATATCCAAACTTGTATTTGCAGGAAAGCCTAAATGTGTTGAGTTTAATAGATTCACAGCTGTAAAGGAATGGAATGCTGCAACCCATCGAGATGGGAATATATGCCTTGTCTCTGAAATTCCTCTTTCAAAAGCTGTGCCAATACTCGCCAAAGAACCTTGCAGATCATCAAAAATGGAATCCGACAAAGGACCACATCTTGCCATAGTCTTTAATGATTGTGGTAACTGAATACCATTTAGATATTGTTTCTTTCCGAAATAAATGAATCCAGAATGTACAAAGGTTTCTTCAGGTTTCAAAAATATGCCACTAAACCCTGTGATATTAGCAAGCTCTACTGCAACACGAGCAGCATTTAATTCCGCAATTTTCTCCTGATTCTCTGGAGTTGTGTCCATTTGAAATAAGCTAAGTGTGGTAATGCATTGATTGTCTCCCATAACGCAAGATTTAAGCTTGAGTCGTGTTCGCAATTCAACCAATGTTATTTGAGCACAAGAAATACATGTCCAAAGTTTCTGTTGGAATCCTTCTATCCCTCCAAGATGGTAATAGTAACCATTCTCACATTCTGGAGGTCTCTCACGATTCTCTGCATTCAATCCATAAGGAGGGCTATAATAATCACTAACATGCATATAACATAATGGGATCAAAAAATGCATCCAGTCAAATAGATTCTTAACTCCATAACATTGGTTACAGTAGTCTATGAACGGCTTTGTGAATTCATACCTAAAGGCTAAATTATATTTCTCTAAATCTGTTACGAAGCTTGCACCTCGCACTATGGCGTTATCTCCAATGCTTGCAGAATTTCTATGCCATGATGCTTGATGTAACAATGATTCTTTTTGCTCTCGTTCAGTAACAACCATCATATTACTAGGAAAAGCTTTTGCTAAACCATCAGCAAGTAATGATTCACACAATGTTTGTACATTCCTTACAGAATATACTAATTTCCCAAAAGTTCTGCCAACATTAAGTTCTTTTTCCTTCAATGAAAATGAAAAATTTCGATTTGCGTCATCTAAATATTCCATCCTCTCTGCAAATTCTATAACCCTAGATAATGTAAAATCTGGCTGAGATAAAAATTGCTCAGGTACCCTCTTTGTCTGAAATCTTAAAGGTGGAGTATACCCCAATACACTATTGTCAAAGACACTATCCCAGCATTCTCTAGGAACTGCAGTTGCCCTATCTTTGATAAAAATACTTAAATCACTTATGATCTGGGTAGAATACAAAGCCTCATGTTTTACGTGATACCATTCCCAAAGATGCTCATAAATTTCAGACTGATTTGGAAACGAATTCATGAGTATATGTTTCTTGAGGTATGGTGTTAAGTCCAAATTATGAGTGACTTTGTACCAACCACCTTGTGCCAGGAAATGGTGTTTAGCAATGATGAATTTAAAAGTACAAAAAGTTTCAAATAATATTTTCGGTTTTAGAATCTTGACTGATGTTGCATGTTGTCTGACTTTCTTTAGAGCTGTATCATTATGAAGACAAGGGTGGCCCCAATGTTTTTGAAGAGAGAATAACTCACAATATTGTTGAGGCGTGTATCTAGCCTGTATAATAATTCTTGAAAACTTATACAAATCATCCATCTGACTGTTAGTAAGCTTCAATTCATTTGATATTTCTATTACAGTTTCATTGTAAGATTTTATCATCTGCGATTGAAACCAATATTTCCTAGGAGTAAATATTCCGACAGTTTGTATACAGCTCGCACATAGAGGTTCCAAGAATTTGATTAACTTAAAGCCAAGTTCACCACTCAGGGAGATAATATTGTCCCCTGCTTTGTACAGATTAAGTACTGTTAGTAAATCCGGGTAATCTTGATATGCTTGATCCTCTATTTTTGCTCTATTTATAATCTCAATTGTGTTGAATCTTTCTATAATGACATCTTTTAACATAATGAAACTTTCATAGCTGGCAAATGAAACAAGGTATTCGTCAGTCTGATAATATTCTAGAAGATTTTGTTCTCCATACCAAAGTCTCAAATTTGGGATTGCATCCTGCAGAGATTTGTATGCTTTCAGCAAAAGAGGCAATTTTATCTTCACTAAGAAAAAGTCACCTATACCAAATAAAGAGAAATTATCGCTTGTTAATTCCCAATGATTTCGCGTAGAACCGCGTTGGCTTTTTACCCTCCTTGCTAATTGAGTTAAATGATGCACTAAGATCAATGCATGGTAATATTCATTATTCCTCTTTGCAAAATCGGGATCAGTAGGAAACTTAGGTGAATTCAAATAATCAGGATCCGATATTGCAGTCTTTAAATAAGACTGTAGAAATTCCTGATCCCAATTTGCATAACTCGTAGCTTCATCAATCTTAAGATAGTTCAGAACATCATTATAATTCTTTGAATGAATCTTAAATTGATTTAATAAAGTTTCCCAGATAGAAGAAAATGGGAGGGTTAATACAGAACAGTTGGACAAAAAGGCTTTTAGTTGAACAGAGTTTCGTAAGCGATATATATGAGAAGGTATTCGGCAATTTTTTATCTTAGGATTATGGGAGTAGCTACTATAAAACCCACAACTACGGCTTAATAAGTCACAATGATCAAGTGTTATTGGAGAGCTCAATCTGGCATCAGGATACTGCGTAGGATGCGAATTCATTTCAAGGATTTATCTAAAATGCACTCCAAGAGTTATGAGATTAAGTTTATTCTAAGATAAATTTAGTAATCTTTTTCTTTCACTTTTTGAAATCAGGGTAAATTCAGTTGACTATGAGGCAAACTTCATCTTTCTCAAATCTATTAAGTGTATAAACTTATTGGTTTTTAGACATAATCCGGAATTATATGTAATATTTGAATTGAAAAACAATATTTATCTGATCACCCGAGATAGAATTTCAATATTAAAGGAGGAGTTTTTCTTAATATTCCTCGATTTTTTCCTTTTAAAACTAAATGGTATCTGAAGAAAGTATTCAATTCTTTTCCTTCAGGCTATATACATTTTCACACTCCAATTCTGAGTAACGATCTATGTCAATTCTATTGAAGTGCAGAATATCTATAGCACTAAGCGTTCTATCTAGTTATAAAAGATAGTTTTGTGAGTATTTTATTTCTTAAGAGATTGTAAAGGCTATATATTACAGCTTTCAGTTAGGAAATAAAATTAGAATTAGTCACTTTATACCTTAAAGACAGTGATAACACATTGGAAAATTAGCTTTATTTCTTGGAATCCAATGAATTAATAATTGTTTTTAAATGTAACTTAGTCTTATTCTTTTTCTTTTCCCAACCACCTTTCGAATGGTATTCAATGGTAAATCTTATAAAATGTAAAGTAAAAATAAAATTCTACAGTTACTAAATAAATTCATGTAGTAAATCACTACCACAGAAATTAAAGTAATTGTCTAATACACTAATGGGAATAACAAATATATATTCTGATAATAATTAACTAGAAAAACCCACTGATAACAAGCTATATACCCCAATGGTATGAGTTTGCTTATTTAGATTGCCAACCTACTATTGACATATTGGGTCAAATTGAGAGGTCCTGTGTTATCAGGAGGGCAATGCTCTCTTAACACGCTTTCAACGATAAGGCCGAATTGGATAGGATTCTGTACAACTGATTCATTCTCCCTTCCACTTGCATTGATTGCACGAACCTCAATTAGAAAACCCATGTTCACCCTTGTTATAATTACCTGCTGCCCAGTCATAATAATTTCTAAGCTGCTGGCTTTCCCTTGATCATTGACCACATGCAATTTGAACAATTTCGAGAAAAAGAAACATATTCCTCGGTGTACTGATCTGATCATCTGTGATGTTATGTATTCTCCTACAACGGAAGAACTTATAAAAATTGTGCTACTATTCTCAAGGAGCAACCATTCAGATATCATATGGAGAACAGACTTAAGCCCAGGAAGGAGGGCCTGCTGAAGTTCTTGGTCCTTAAGAGCTACTCCGATTAAGACTCTTAAAGCCAAATGTGGTTCAATAATTGCGGCATTTGCATTCTGGAAAAGATGGGAAAATAATGCCCTTGTCTGAATCCATTCAGGGACTACGTACGTAGATTTTAAATGATGAAGAAGGGCCATTCCTGAGTTTGGAACATCAAATTTAAATGAACCCCATTGAACTTCCCACCCTCCAACTGTAGGGGTCCTCTTCCAGATGACTAATGTTTGTAACTGATCAATCTCAGTGACTTGTTGATTGATAGGAGTTAAATTATATCTTGAAGAGTACTTTGCCATCTTCACAATCTTAAGAACTTGATTTTATAATTGCACTATGTAAATCCTTACTCTTATTTTCAGCTTGATAACTTATTTGAGAATTCTCGGGGTCCAAATCTTAGTTCTAACAGTGTTCTCAGTATGAGAAAATCAGAATTTTTCTTAATATTCTTCACTTTTTAATTACTAGAGAATAAGCAAGCTTATGATAACTAGAATTGGAAAACTAAAAATAATACTTGATGTTTAACTTAACGAATTAGTAATCTAGCTCAGCAGAAGCATTATCCAGGTAACCTTCTTTAAGTTCTCAACAAGTTATTAATGTTTATTTTAAATTAATATCTGTCTAAACTGATGAGTTAATAGAGCCCAGTGTGGTTCTTTTGATGTCACCAGGTTTTTGCAAGAAGTGATTATATGCTGATATCACGCTCTTGGAGGATTCGCAGGGGGTTGTATTTAGTACGCTGATAGCCGCTTGAAGAAATAAACTAATTGATCGACGATCCCAGTTTTTCCATAATGCAGCCTCAAAGTTCCCTCCTTTGTCTAGGTGAATACCCGTGTATGTCTGTTTTATAATCTGGGTTTGATCAGGTGATAGGTTCTCTGCGGAAACGTGCTGCTCAGTCAATGTATTTATCATTGACCTACTGGTTTTCCTTATTCCTGCACAAGTCAAACTTAGGGCGGCCCTCATCGAGACTTCGTCCAATGTGGTTAAGTCAGCGGAATTAAGATACTTCAAAATATCTCCCAAATTCTCCAGAGTGAGAATATCCCTATTTTGTGCATTTGAAGTATCTGGAATCCCTTTTGACAGGTCGGCTGATCCTTTACTGCCTGTGTTGTCGGGTATCTTCTGATATTCAGGGAATGTTCGTTTTGCAATCAAAATAAGCAGCTCTCGATTTGTTAGATTTGATAAATCATGATCCTTAGTACAACCCTTATCGTTACAAGGAAGACCGACTTTGAAACTTTTGCAGAGATCTTTGGGAGGCGGAGGCGGTCGTAAGAATGGTTGAAATTGATTGCTCCTCCCTCCTCCTATTTGATTAGTATATTGATTACCTCCTGGGTAATTTGAGCGAATATTGCTTGTTGATCGAGATCTCCTGTGAAATCCATGAGGCCCTTGATCTGGATTGAAAACTTCCTGACGAGTAATAACTTCATCTGGTTGTCGTCTTGTCCTACTTCTTCCTCTAGATTGCCTTTCACTCATTTTGCTATCTTGTATATTCAAAGATGTTATGTGTGTTGAGATTTATCTATAATGAGATAATTGAATGACCAGACTTATACTAGGATTAATCATCTGTTTGATAGCATGAGTAACCTTGATTCAGATTGTAATGCAAGCATCAACCTCTATTGTAAAAATTCTTAATATTCTTCAATCATAAATTTTTCTTATTGAATTATAAAGAAAGAATATTCACAGCTTGGGTATGATCCAAAGACAACCATTCTAAACATTAATACTAATGAAAGTGGTAGTAGGTTGTATGATTTGGTTAACTAAACAGCTAAGTATTAATAGAAGTATTCTACACTTTATGGATCAGTAAAGATAGCATGTAATACCTATGAAGAAAGTATCTTAATCCTATATAACTATATTTTCCTAAATAGATATCTCTTAGACAGTAAATTACAGATCTTTAAGATTGATAATTTGAGTTCAGTAGGTAATAAAGAATTTGTACCAATTTAAATAATTAATAAACAGTTAAATTCATAAACAGGCGACAAACACAGGATAATGCAATTATTATCCCTAAGAATAGAAATATTAAGATTCCCAGATTTAACCAATTCCCAAATTGTGAATTAAACCAATTCCCTCCTTTCCCCCAGCCTTCGTATTCATCTTGTTCATCTCTCCTCATTTGCTGAATTTGATCAGTAATATTCTTTGTCAAGTCTTCTACCCCAATACAGCATTCAGGCCCTAGAACACGGCAAGTACCACCCCATCGAGCTAACAAAAAATCTATAGCATGCCTATTAATAATTGAGTAAGTGCGTTCTTCTGTTGTTACTCTCAAGAGTAAATCCAAGGATTTAGCTGTCTGGTTCGCTAATCTCCGAAGGCGGCAGACCACATCATTTTGGTTCTGCATCAATCCCATAGTATAAAGACCCTCTGCCCCTGGACCAAAATAGGGAATCCAAGAAACCCCTGCTGCAAGTTTTTCCTCATTAGGTGTCCAAATTCTCAGACTCGGGTCACAATCTGTATCTGTCTGTCCATTGGATTGTATCGGTTCTTCCCCAGAACCCAAATATTCCATATGGATTCTAGGGTCTGTTTCTTCTGGACTTTTTAGAGCTGCTGTTTTAGGAATATCTAATTCAAAATGACTGTAACTCTCGTTCCGCAGTGTCTCCAAAATCATTTTCAGGTTTTCTCTGAATCTTGAATCAAGTTTTTCATCTCCTATTAGTTCCTCTAATTCGATCTCACCTGAGAATGTCTCAAGCACCTGCCTTTTCTTCTTTAAAGCTGTTAACCCCGCAATAAGGGGAAGATTATTATAGTTCACCCTCCCAACATTTTTCTGTATTAGCATTCTAACACGTTCAATCTGCTCTTCTGTAAGAGTTCCTGTGCTTGGCCCTTTCCTCCCCCTCCCTCTCTGTTTGCCTGTTGGATTTGCACTAGACTGTTTTGCAACAGTCACACTTCTTTTACTTCTAGTAGAACTGGATGTGGTCGAGAGTACAGTAGGTGTTTTAATATCATCTGTGGAGGGTTTAAGTGAGGGGCTCGGGGGTGCTGGCGTTGGCGGTGGACTCATTTGCCCATCTGTTGTAATTGTTAGTGTTGATGTTGCTGACCTTGTGGTGGCAGAAATTGATGCACCTGATGTTCCATATGCTATTGTTGCTGATGAATTTGCATCGCTGCTGTTGGATATTGCTTCTGGGCTTAATGTTGTTAGATTGGAGCTCGTCATGTTCTCAATTCGTTTTCTCAGATCATCCTGCATTTGTTTGAAAATTTTGGTTGACTCATTTGCCGATAGAACATAGGCCAAATTGGTTACTGCCAAGGTTGTATTGAATCCATCTCCAGCATCTGATCTCCAATAGGTATGATTGCATGACCCTATTGTCTCATTTTGAGGGATTTTGTTAATTTTGAAGATCTGATGATGAACTGTTTTATTTATTACAAGTGCAGCCACATTTCCTTCAGCAAAAACTTTGTCCTTGAACATTGTTGTTGAAGCAATTCTATCATATAAGAAGAAGGCCCCCCACAAATGGAGGACATTCCCTTTAGCATGTGGATTCTGGCCCTGGATATGATGTATTGACTTACACCGCGGATAATCTTTAATACCTGATGGTGCCTCGAGGAGTAGACTGCGCCCTTGCAAGTCTACAATGCTAATGTTGAAGCAATCTTTTGCCTCTTCTCCTTCAGTGAAAGCAACTGTCTTGGGCAATACACCTTCCTTAAAAGCCCACCTCTTAGAGGCTGCCATTGGATCACTGGCTGTTTTCTGACCGGTTAATGTTAAGCTCATTAAGTGAATGTCCTCTGTCTTCTTGACTACCCCATTGCAAGGAGATTTGATTATCTCATTTTCTGGTTGTATATCTAATTTAACTATTGGTAAGAAAAAACCATAGTTATAGCTAAGAAAATAATGTGAAATTATGAATATTCTCATTAGATATTTCTTTGCCAATGCCATAATCAAATAAGATTTGTGTCCTTTTTGATTGATTAAGTTAATATTGACTATAATTTGAGATGTAGCTTAACAACAGTTACCAATGGTATGTTTTCAACCAGTAAGCCAAATTATATAATTAATGCTTTATGTTAGTACCTTTAAATTCTTATAAACGAAAGCTTAGAAGAGAATATATCAATATGAGTTATATTTAATAGGTAGTAAACCTTGACAAAGTACAATCTTTTTCTTAATATTCTTCAATTTGTATTATGAGCCTGTAAAGTTAATTGGGCCTTAATTGTTTAGACTACAATTCACTCAGTAAAAAAGAAGTAATTAAGATACTGCTTAGTTTGAGATAATTACACCATTTTCCATTTTTCCTCTTAGATATTATACTGTTCCTTATGCTTAATATTGTTGAATAGGATAACAGAGATAAAAGCTAAAAGATGAGACTTACCAAAGATCTCTATGGTGGACAGTTTGATTATATTTGCTAGAGTAAGCTTGTGCAGCTGAATGATCCTCACTTACATCGTAGTTTGAAGAGAAGGATTTGCATAAGCCATAACAACCTGTCTGTTATTAAATCCTCCTAGCGGCATGTTTTCAGGAGCTTGGAAATAAACGGTCGGAGCAATAGCTGCTCCCCTCCTGAGCATTCCTTCCCTCTGAGAGAAAATGTTAGATGGTAATTCAATCTTGAAAAGTCCCACTTTTTCTGGTACTTTTTTCACAATCAGTTGGTGCAGAAGATTTGATATGGCCAATAATGACCCAGCCTGCGGGGTTTTTGCTTGTTTTTGCGCATGCTTCTTCACAGGTGGCAAGACTATCGGGGGTAGATAAGGATTGACAACAATTGCTGGATGCATTGACGTTCCAACAACTTTGTCCTTTGAAGGGCGCCAGGCATCATCAGGAAGTCGTTGAATGTTCACAGCAATGTTGCTCAGCTGGAAAGTGAAATTCCCATTCAGGAAGTTTCGAGGAATGACCATTGCTTGTGGAAAAGCCTGATTCCCATTGCGTATGATCTGAAGAGGATGGCTGCTAATTCCAAACCCATTTCGATTAACCCGAACAAACTTCTGCCCTCTCTCAGAAAAGCTTGTTATTGTGTACGATCCAGTCAGCAAGAGTGCCACTGTTTGAGCAAGTGGATATTCATAGTTGCTGATAATACCTAGCGGCAGCCATGCTGGTACTGCCTTCCTTCCTTTTTCTGTTGGCCCAATCAGGTCAATGGTAGCTTCCAAAAGAAATGCATGAATTACGTCAGTTTTGTGCTGCTCAGCAAAGTCAATATCCCCGACATAATAAGGCATGATTTGATTTGGTTGTGATTCAGCTTCCAGCTGATAGTGACCAAAGCTCTGGTCAATTGGATAGGGAGGAGGTGATAAAAACTGATTGTACGATGAAGATCCTTGAGAAGATGCCATGACTCCTCGAGTTTCAAAGAAGGAATACCCTGCTTAGCCCAAACCGGTATTACACAAAATAATACCCGAACTTTTTCTTAATATTCTTCACAAATTTTTATTGCAAAAGGTCAATCTAGTTATTAACTCACACAAGTTAAAAGGAACCACAACTAAAATAACAGTTAATTCTAAGGTAGTATTACCTCTCTTATTTTATCTTTATTTTAATTTTTATTTTCTTATTTTATTCAAATGGTTTCAAGTTGATCAACGTTGTACTAAAGTCTTAGCTTATCATTCATTTTAGATTTCAACTAAAGTTATAAATAATTGGTATATAGTCAGGAATTGCCAAAATTACCCCAGAATTTATTGCAGGAATAAGTGTTTATGAGGATTTTTCAAGCATATTTCTCCCTTAAAGTACCATTCCATTATTTTACTTATTACTAATGTATTAGTATAGTAAGTAATCCTCCCCAAATTTTTTATAGAAAAATTAGAATTTCATTAGGAATGAGCCTCTTAGTTATTTATTATCTAATAATATTATGCTGATTAAACTTTTAGTGTTGAATAATCATCTGATAGCATATTGAACGAAAATAGCTAACTCGAAAGCAATCATTTTATATTATTTATATCATGTCTATTTTAACTTACAAAATTGTACCCATTTAGTAGTATTATTGTATTAGTGAAATGATCAAGGCAGCCAATGTAGAAATGTTGGGACTCTGTATTAAACGTTGGAGATAAGCTTATAGATTTTTAAAGTTACCACCTAAGTGGTACAGTTCAGGCCGAATTCCTAGATTTTTAATGCTTTCCGGTCACCATCCTCTGATTCATAGATACAAACCCAACCCTTATCCAGTTGAGGTTTTGGAGGAACAGCTCGTAGGCTTTTTTGACAAGGTCTCGGGACCAATGTAAGACTCTTGATTTTAAGAGTTGGAGGCTGTCTACCAGTGAATATTCCTACTTGTCTCACTATCCTAGTCAGAGCAGCCTGAGCATTATCCCCTTCACTTAGATACTGATGGAATGTGTCTAGTAGGGCACCAGTTTCTCCATCTTTTGCTGCAATTTTTGCAATTACTTGAGCCAAAATATGGAATGGAGTATTATTTCCTGGTAAGTGTGAGAATATTAGGAGAGCAAGATCCTTTGCATTCATCTGAGGCTTTGCAAATGTTTCTTCATTTAGTTCCAAAACTCGAGACACTTTTTTGCCAGCATCTGAGATTTCAGTACTCTCATTAGTTGAAGGTTTGGTCATAGAACATGCAACACCAAGATCCTTAAATATAGCCGGATTTGATGGAGGTCTTCCATTTTCCTTCAAGTAAGCATCAAATGCAGCAGCCGGTGCAGTTGTACGCCCTGTTGAGATAACAAGATGCTCATATTTTGCAAGTAGTTCGGACACCTGCTTTGTAAGATATTCTATGTTTTTTCCCATTTTGATTACAGGCACAAGATCCTTCAGCTGCTGTTCAAGAGCATTGATTCTTTCTGAATTCTCCATACTTTGGATGATCAAGGAGTTCATTTTTTGCTCCATATTAGTAAAAAGATCTCTTATTTCTTCAGTCAGTCTGTATTCTTGGCCAACAAGCTGATCAGTATTTGTTGATTTTTCCTTCATCTCTGGGCCAACCTGAATTGCTTGGTTTGTCCTTGGCTTTCTTCTTTTGTATAGTGATCCTAGAGGATTCTGATTGAAAACTGCATCAACCGGGATTTTACCAGTCATTAAATCAGTCGTAACACCTTTCATGTAATTAGGGTCCCACATGATTGCAAAAGTCTACTATTATAAGAAGACTGAAAGAAGAATTTTAATATTCTTCAAGACTTTTTCTTAATTGAACTATCTAAAATGTCTCCTCTCTCTTCTATTTGTTGATTCTAATCTGTTAACAATAGAATGTACTCTGAGTTATTTGACACTTTAAAGAAAAACATATTAAAAGAAGTAACCCGTTTGCCCCTACTTAGCTTATAATCTGATAATTACTGGTCTCTCAGTGAGTTATAACAAAGTCCCAGAAAGAAATACAGCAGGTTTGAACTTAAGAAATTAATGCTTCAGTGATTAATTTTAATCCAGTGCAGAACTTGCTATATATGTCAAGATTCTAAATAATATATTTCCATTACAATTATATTTGGAACCTTACCTAATACCTTAATATACTTCACTAGAATAGAAATGATATATTATTACTGTAAACAATATTCATAGCAATTAAAAAATAGCTCTCAAATACTCTATGCTCATTGACACTTGATGTGACAAAGACCCTTTTTAGTTGAGTCTAAAAGAAGATTTTTTGGTAAGAGGGTAAAGATATATCTCGTAAATATATATTATTAATCAATTAATTTCCTTATTAGTTGCGGGATTAAAGGTTAAAAGCAACATTCTTCCTTTCTTCAAATGTCATCTCAGGCCAGTCATCTGACAACTCGGTAGCGGAGAGAGGACTTTCATATTCATTGACTAAAGCATCAAGAAGAACCTGTGGCGGAGTTCTATGAAGTAGGTCAGTTGGGAACATAAATTCTCGGCCTTTGTTCGTCTTGACCCTTCTTGGCCAATCCTGTGATGAATCTTCACCATTCTGAGTCTGTGCCTCTCCTTGCCTATTTGTGGAAGGGGTTGGACTACTGGGAGGAGCTGATGGCACTGTGGCTGTATCTTGAGGAGTTAAAACATCAGTCTCAAGAGGAGGCATGTCACCGAATGGATCAAGAGTATGTTCTGCAGCTCCCATGTCACCAATTTCACTTGTAGATGTGTCATACAAAGGAGGGGGTGGTACTTCAATGTTCCTTTGATCGGAAGATTCATCTTCGCTGCCTGATTCGTCAGAGGTTGTTGTGTACTCTGATTCACTCTCCTCTTGTACGGGAGCTAGATTAGTTCTCTGGGGTTTAATTGGAGGATTTTGATCCTTTGTCGGAATCGTTCGAGGCAGCCCTTTAAACTTCTGCTCAGCTTTTCTGATTTCTTCCTGTCTTGCTGCCTCAGCAGACTGATCCTGGGAATCTCCTTCATCAGCTGATTGGAAATCTCCTTCCTGTTCATCATCATCAATTAAAAGGGCAAAGGGGTCATTCGGGTCAATGCAAGATGATGAGCTGGAAATGGTGCTGCTCTCAGGACTTTCTGGAATCTGTCCTTCCATGTTATCTTTGGTTGATGGAGGGGGAAGAAATGATGTTTGGATCTTGACTGAGGTCCTTGAAGGGTCGATAACTGTTGTCATCTGGGGCTTGTCATTCGGTTGGGGAATTACGGGTTGAAATAATTTATCAGCTCCAAGTTCCCCAGCAAGTTTGGCTAACTTTTCTTTCTTCTGTGTTAGAACAGCAAGAGTCTGTGTGTGAGTTATTTCTGTTTTCTGCTGATGGAATTGTTCCAGAATTTTCTGTTCTTCAAGGTCAAGTTCGAGTGATGAAATTTCCATTTGTTCACGGCGCCTCTGGAGTTTAAGTTCTGCATCATGGGCTGCTTCCCGTAGTTGTTGATACTGCTCTCCAACACTCACCCCAGCCAATGTACTTCCATGTGCTGTTGCAACCCCGATTGCAATTGCTGAGAGTTGAGGGAAAAGTCCATGCTCAAGATTATTCACCCCAGATAAGTTCAATACCCGGGCAAAAGGTGCGTATTCTTTGTGTCTTGCCAGACCTCTCAATGCAACTTTGAAGCTCTCAACTTCACTCTTCACCTTGGAGGTTCTGACAAGAGGGTGAAGAATGACTCCATTTTCAGTCCTTTGGAGGATATGTTCCAAGACAGTCTTTACAATCAGCAGTCCTGAGAAGCGTGTTTGGTTTATGGAATTGCTGATGACATTGTCATAGGCATCATGACCTGTGACAAGATTAATTCCCTGGTGGATGAGCACAAACTTAACAATAAAGCTCGCGCGCACAATGCTGAAGATGAGCTTCATGAAACCCGTGGTTAGCCAGGTTGGTGGGTAAACAACCATCCCTTGTTCTTGATGGATTGCAACTTGTCTAAGTGCCTTTTCAATGCTTGCCTTATCACCCACAACCAATTTTGGGAGGAAAAGACTGCAGAATGATAGAAATAATCCAACTCTTTGTTTATTCTTTTCGGAGCCATCCAAGTTCTCAAGGGCAGAAATCACATTCAATAGGTGACTTTCTCTGGGTATGAGGTCTGCTAATTTTTTAGCATCCTGAGCCCTGATAACCTCAAAGTCATAACCTGCATCTCTGAGATATGCAGCCATTTGACTGCTGTTGAATTTGTCTTTATCAGAACCATAGTAATGTTCTAAGCACAATGTCAGCAAGCATCCTTCTAATAGATCACCAAGATCAATTCCCGCACTAACTGCATCAATTATTTGATTACAGATGATGATCTGATTGCCTGTCTCATATATGACAATCTTCCGACTCCTTACATGAGGAGCTGTTGGTCTAGTTCCTAATTCTAACAATCCGTGTAAATCCATCTGATATTTCTTTGATAGTTCGAGGAATACTCACTTAATAATGTTTATGTTAATTTCAATGGTAAATCGGATAATTTAGTCCAATTCCTTATAAAAATTAATATTCCTC